AAGGGACAATGCGAAGGCATCTGCATACTGCCGCCAATTCATGTCGAAACCGACATCAAGTTTTGGCAAGTATTGCGAAGGCCTTCGTATTTTATGGATATACTCAACTGTCCAGCCATGATTAGCAGTTGCAATAATAGCAGGACCGCCATGACTCGCCGTGGAACTATATGTGTTCTTAACAGTACACAAGAAATTCTGAGACAAATCATAGGCGGAACTACCACTCACCGCTGCTCTCGAAGCGAGGACGCGCCCAACGTTAATTACCCAATCGATAACAAACGATAGAGGTAATAGCTCCCACGCAGTTATAGCGAAGTCAGAAACAATTTTCGGACGACCGTCTTTATAGTAAAGACGTGCGCAACCCTTAATATTGTACTGCTTCGTGACTGTGTGTCGGCCCGTTTGGCTGAAGGTCCCACTCGTATTTGTGAAATTTAGTAACGTGATTTCGTCGCCTACCTGACCAGAGACAGAATCGGTAAAGAACCGAAACTCGTCCTTGTCAGCTAGCGTCCGGATTACGTCGTAAATAGACAAAACGAGGGGCATGATACCATACCTATAGGTGAGCCAGTGTCCCGGATAGTTATGTAACCGCTCGAACTCTCTTTTACTAATCGAACCGCGCTTAAAAGCGCTGTAGAGATCGGTAAGGACAGTAGCGAGCGATCGATATAACTTCGGAAGATCCTTTAACTCAGCAAGCTGAGTCGCGAGGTCAAACTGCTCGTTCCTCAAGTTAGACAAAGCGGCATTGACGAGAGTATTAGGCTCGTCATCGCAGTCGTCTAAATTGGGCCCTACAGGATCAGCAAAGGTATAAGCGCTGGTGCCGGATACGTTCCTCTTATAAAGAGGGGATCCGCTGCTAGTCTCTACAAACCTGTACTGAACTTGGGGAGTCGTGTAGCCGGGTGCCTTGTACGAAGTATAATTATACGTACCAGACCCCGTTTCCCACTTCTCTATCATGTGCGTATATCCCAACGAAGGGATAAAAGCGCCTTCTCTAAGCTTTTGACGATAACGAAGCGTTCGATACCCATAAACCTGACGATTCTCACCACTTTTAACGGTTTCGCTGCCTAGATTAGTCCAGGCAGACCAGCCGCTATTGTAAGTT